AAAAAGTATATACTGTTAATGAAGACGGTGTAAGAACTTTACATGCTACTAAAGATGTTTTAAATCCAGCTGCTGATGAAACTATCATTGATAAAACAAAAGCTCAAACATTAAAGACTGCTAACTTTTATCAAGATGGTGATGCAATCAGATATGTACTAGGTGCAAATAGAGCTATTGATCGTAAAGTTGATCCAGAGTTAACAGAAGTTAGAAAGTTATTTGTTTCAACTTGTGCTCATGATTGGTCAATTTCAACGTCTTCATTTGATGCTACAAATCATACTGCAGATTTTACACTTATATGCACTAAGTGCCACGAACAAGCTACTGTTGAAGATGTAGAGTGTACACTTATTCAAGAAACAAATAAGTATCTTGCTAAATTTACTTATGGTGGAAAAGAATTCTCTGCAGAATTTGATGCACCAGCAGCACCAGTTACAGAACCTGCAGGTAATTAATTTTTAAAATAGTAACTAAGAATTATTTGCTAAATTATTTGTAATCAAATTGATTAATGATATGTAATGGAGGTAAGTTCATGAATAACACTACGAATTTATCAACAGATAAAATCCGTGAAGCATTACATTTTCAAGAATTAACTCCTGAAGAAAAACAATCAAGAGGAATTCTTGGTAGACTTTATGGTCCTTGTGCTTCATTCATTGCACCAACAAGAAATGATCGTTTCTATGGTGATGAGTTATGGACTAATGTATTTGAAAAAAATGAAATAGTAAAAGAAATGTTTGATAATGGTGGTATTCCAATGGAACTAGACCACCCATTAGGAGATAGAGAAGAAACTACTTCAATTAACATTGCAGCTATTCTTCCAGAAAGACCTAAAAAAGATAAAGATGGACATTTAATTACTTATGTTGATATCCTAGATACCCCAAGTGGTAAAATTGTTTATACTTTAGCTAAGTATGGTTTTAAATGAGGTATTAGTTCAAGAGGTTCTGGTGAATTAATTTCTGATTATGACGGACATGAGTCTGTTGATCCAACTTCTTATGATTTTCAAACTTTTGATTTAGTATTACTTCCAGCAGTTAAAGATGCACGTTTAACATTCGTTGAATCTTATGATGCAAAACAAAAAACCGCTATGAAGAAAATGAAGAGAGAATTAAAAGAAGCTTTAAGTACAGCTTCAGATGGAGATCGAAAAATTATGGAAAATGCTTTAGATAATTTAAAGATAAACTTAGATGATGAAAATCTTAGTCCAGAAAATGTTGTAACTGAAGCTATCTCAGATAAAATGTTTGATTTAAATAATGCTCCAAAAACAACACCAGATGGAATTGAAATTGAATATGTAAATATTGATGATTTCGATAGCTGGTTAAACGAAGGCTTAGATGATTTAGACGAAGCTAAAAAGGACGAAGATCAACCAGAAGATAAAGATAAAGATAAAGAAGAAGAAAAAGATTCAGATAAAGATAAAAAAGAAGATAAAAAAGATAAAAAAGAGGACAAGTCAGAAAAGAAGAAAGATGACAAGTCTGATGACGAATCTGAAGAATTTGAACCTAAGAATGAATTTACTGTAAAAGAAATTACAGATGCATTCAAAGGTCTTGATAAAGATGCAGTAGTAAAAGTACTACCAGTTGAAATTGATAATAAAGAAATGAATATTAACCTTTATTTTGATAAGACTGATGAAGATAACCTTGTTATAGGTGGTACCATCGCTCCTGAAGAGAACGATGAAAACATAGATAATCCTGAAACTGAAGAAACTATTGATGTATTCGGAAACGAAAACGGTGCAGCTAGTGATACTGGAGCAGAGGAATTAGTAGATGATTCATTTATAGAGGACTTCAAGAAAACTGTTCGTGAAAATAAAGCTTTAGAACAAAAAGTTAAGACTTTAGAAAACGAAAAGACAGTTAGTGATGCTAAGGTTAATGAATTAGATAAGGAACTTAACCAATACAAAGAAGCTTTCAATAGAACAAGTCAGGTTGCGTCTCAATATAAGAAATCAAAATTAGAAATTCAAAACTTAAACAATCAGTTAGCTGAAAAAGATAACCAAATTAAAGCTTTAAGTGAAAAATTATCTAATAACAAATTAACTGAAAGTTTAGATTCTACTAAATTAGAAGTTACTAAGTTAAAACAACAATTAGTTGAACAAGCTACAAACTATAAGCAAAAATATGCTGAAAGAACTGATGTAGCTAAGAAGTACAAATCAATGTATTTAGGTGTAATGCAAAAATATGTTGAATCAAAAGCTAATATGTTAAATGTTAGAGCTTCAGAGATCACAAGTAGACTAGACAAAAACTATACTACAGATGATGTAGATCAAGTATGTGATCAAATCTTAAATGAAGGTATGACAATGTCAAATATGAGTCATTTACCTTTAACAAATGCAAATACTAAAGTTAAATTCAGTGAAGGCCTACAAAGACAACAAGCTCCTAAAGAGGATGCTGGATATGAGATCGCTGATTGGGCTCTAGAACTTGCAAATATGGAATATTAAAATTTAAATTAGAAAATATTATAGGAGAAAAACATTATGGCAAATTTAATGGAAAAATATGGCCGTCAAATTAAAGTTGCTGAGTCTTTCGTTGCTGAAAACTTCGGTAAGAAGATTTCTGATAGAACAAGACTTAACACTGCTGTGTTAATTGAAAACACAAATAAATTCATCTCAATGAGAGAATCTTTCGCTACAACTAGAACAGATCTTGGTGATTACAAGAAATTCTGCTTAAACTTAACTAATATCTCAGTTCCAAGCTTAATTGCTAATGACTTAGTTATTACTCACGCTTTAACTTCATTCTCTGGTTCTGTTGCTTACTTAGAGTATCAATCAAGAACTAATAAGGGTGGTGTAAAAGCTGGTGATACATTCAATAGTGTATTCGGTCTTGGTGAAATGAATGCTGCTCGTCAAAACTTCACTTCTGCTTACATCGTAGATGCTGCTGCTTATGATGCTGCAACTGATACTTATGCTGCATTAGATCTTTCTACTGAAGCTAAGGATATCGTTAAGGGTTCATTCGCTGTTCCTCAAGATAGAGTTGCTGCTGATGGTTCTGATATGTACACTGGTGGTGTAGCATACACTGTTAGAAACAATGTAGCTTACGCTGATATTAAGTATGTTGTTAGAGATGCTCAAACTAAGAAGAATCATTTCGAGTACAAGACTGTTACTGATGCAGTTCCAGCTGGTGCTATTAAAGCTATTTATGCTTCAAACGAATTCCAAATGACTAATGTTCCTGCTCAAGACATTCCAACAATTGGACCTGTTATGAAGAACATTCCTCTAGTTGCTGAACCTAGACGTATCGCTGTTAAGTATGATCAAATCACTGCTTTCCAAGCTAAGACTGATTATGGTTTCTCATTAGATAAGCAAATTGCTGAACAAGCAGTTGGTGAATTAAATTATGAAATCGATACTGAAATCGTTGATATGTTATATCAAGCTGCTAAGGCTGAAACTACTGCTGACGAATTAAAGTTAACTACATTCTCTAAGACTTTACCTCTTGGTGTTGATATGTTCAGACACTATAGTTCATTCTTAAATACTTTATCTAAGGCTAGAACTATTATCTACAAGAGAACTAAGAAGTTCTTACCTAACTACATGGTATGTGCTCCAGACGTTCTTAACGTATTAGAGTTCGTTCAAGGTTATAAGGATACTACTCCTAACAAGATCTATGGTCCTTATAAAGCTGGTCAATTAAATGGTCTTGCAGTTTATGTATCTCCATTATTAAATGATGGTGAATACTTCATCGGTTTAAATGGTTCTGATATGGTTTCATCTGCAGGTGTATATGCTCCTTACATGGCTATCGTTCCTACTAACCTATTAGGTACACCAGATGGTGGTTTAGCTCAAGGCTTCTCTACTTACTATGCTAAGGCACTTGTTAACCCAAGTCTATTAGTATTTGGTAAGATTGTTGACTAATCTAAAC